CATTCTGATAAGCGACATCCTTTGATGTCGCCGCCTGATTTATTGTTGGTATTCCCACCGTGCTTGGAGTCGTTGGTAAATTTTGAACAGACAGGTTTTGTGCGTCATTAACTCCCTGATTTGAAATAATCTCACCATTCGGACCCATCAGGATACCATTACCATATTCATTGTTATCAAGCTCTGACTTTAGCCGTTCCAACTGTGTATTATAAGTCGATGTCTCGTTGCGCAAAGACGATAACTGAGACTGTCCGCCGTTCAGCTCTGAAATCAATTTATCGATCCCGGTATTGTATGTGTTAACTTGACCGATATCGTTCTGTAGCTCCTGATTAACACTGTTCTGGAACGTCGGGACCACACCGCCGGGGGCCGTGAACGCTGTCTTAACCCCCGCCTGTGCCGCCGCCGCGTCCGCGATGGCTTTCTGCACGGAATCGCCAACTGCACCCGAAGCCGTAGTCTGCAATCCGGCAAGGTTCGAGAATTGCGGGATAGCCCCTTGAATCGGAGTCATGGAATCAGGGTTCCCCTGCAATATGAGCGTGTCCAGGTTCGACATTCCCGCCGTGGGGTTCGTTTCCATGCCCGTGACAAGTTGCCGGACCCCGCCAGGCTGGTTGATGTCGGGGGGCGTCGGCAGATTGACGGCGTTGATGGGAGCCTGGGCGGACTCCGCCGACGGCCCGGTATAGGTCGCGTTCTCTTGCGCCAGGAAGTCCGTTATATTCTGCGGGTTCTGGACGAACTGCGTAGGGTCCGCCGCCGCTTTGGACACCAAATCAGCGTTGGGAGCCGTTGACCCCGCCTGTATGGCGTTCTGTTGCGCCGTCTGCGCGGAGTTGATATCCCCCGCCGCCGTCTGGTATTCCTGATTCAACCCGTTGGCTATGGTCTGACCCATGCCGACCGCCTGGGGAGCGTTCGCCGTGAGGTAGGCTTTCAAGTCTTGAACCGGCGGGGCCTGGGTTGAATTCGGAACGGAAGCGGACCCCGCACCGGGGGCAAGGGAAGACGCACCACCCGCGCCCGTGGCCGTCTGCGGCGGTTGATTCATGGGAGACGCGCCGGGAGCCTGGGGCGCGTTCGGGTCGTTCTCTTCGGTCACGAATGCCATCTCAAGCCGCCCTTACGGTTAAACTGTAAACCGTTGACGCCGTCAAACCAGAAACGGCGGTTATGTAAATCACTCCAGCACTAAAATACCATGAAAATCCGACAACCGAAGCAAGCGCAATAGTCGGGTCAGAGGCGACATTACAAGACGCCAGGATGACTTCGAAGGGTGTCCCGCGCACCGTCGATTTGAAAGAAAACTTGTTGTCCGTCGGAGCCGCCCCCGCCGTGATGATCTGCGTGAAATACTGGCAGTTGAAATTCTGAAAGAAAGAAAGCCCGTTCGAGAGAGCCGCATATACAGGATCGGTAAACAGGTTTAGCTGAGACAGAAATCTCCCCGTGAACCAGGCAGGGGCCGTCTTGTAATCGGACGGGGCAAATTTCCTCGAAGTAGAAGCCGGTAGATTGCTCATTAGGCGCTCACGTCGGAGATTATTTCGTACGACACTGTAGCACCGATAAAAAGAAACCGAGACTGAGGGAAACCGAGGGAAAGGTAGAATTCAATCCAACGGGCTTTTGAAAGGCCAACGGGGACAAGCGTCTGTAGACCCTGGCACGTGTTCGTTGTCCCTCCGAATGGGCCACCACTGAATACCCCGGAACCGAACCCGTAACTCGTTACAGAATATAATTGCGCCGCGTAAGGTGATGCTCCCTGGATGTCCGAAACAAATCCAGCTTGCATCTGGAAGAAATTCGCGCTGTTGAACCAGAAATTAAACCGCGTCCAGTCTTTTAGGTAATGAGGAAATCCCGCCGTTATCGGTGTGCTGATAATTGTGATTTGAATCGGAACTTCGACAAAAGCCGCCCCATTTAGCCATGCGATCTTATTCCCTGGCGTCGTGGAATTCTTGAAATCAACCGTAACGGTCTTAGCGACGAGGTCAATGGAATTTATAATTGCAATTGTGGGTGTTCCGGATACGGGCTGATCCAATCCCCACCCGACGGTAAGCCCGGCGGGAATCGCGGACAGGGATACGATCAAACCCGCCGTGTCTACGCCCGTGATAGTGACGGATATTTGGTCATCCATGAAATCCGTATTTGTGTAGGTCTTCCGTTCCTGGTAGGCGTATAGGTAATTTGTCCTGGCGTCCACGACGGGACGGGACACATACAATTTGTTATCAAAGGGGTTGACGAACCCCGCCCCCATGTCCACCGTCCACCGGGTCCAGGCGTTCGTGACCCAGTTGTAGCACCACTCCTGGGTCGCCACAGTGTCCGTCGATGTCGTCGGTGTGCAAAGGATGTAGAGGCGCTCGGATTCGTAGCTGGCCGCGTGTGTTATCGACGAGAAATTAGGGCAAGTCCCGGTCAAGGAGATGATGTCGCCTTCAATGGCGCGGCTCTGGATCGTTACGCCAGATTCCGTGATGGACACAACCCCCTGGTTGCTCATGCAGTAGACGGAGTTGTTCAAGAGCTTGGCCGATTCAGGGGAGATGCAAATGATGGTCGAGTCCAAGAGGGTGATATTCAATTCGGTTGGGGTTGCCCCGGTGATGACAAAGACGCCGTCAGATTTAAGGACAATCAGGCGGTCGCGGAGTGGGAGAATTCTGTAAATCGGTTGATCCCCGCCGCCAACATAGTTGAGATTCACCGCCGGGACCGCTTCCGGTTGCCCGACCTTTGACGTATAGACACCGTTCGGCGTCGTGTCGTTGGAACTTCCAAATGTCGTCCCGGTACTTGGCAGGATGGGGGAGAATGCCCCACCGCGCGAGGATGTGACGTAAAACTTGGCTACAGAAAGCGTCACGGCCTGTAATTCAATCAGACCAGGGAGGTCATTGTACCCGGATAGATAAATCGCATAGGCGTGAGTCGTCGCGGCGTTGGCGTTGATGCACTGGATGAGATTACGCGCCGTCGTGTCGATGTTCTGCGCCACGGTTCCGCTCGTCACAACGGCGAACTGCTGGGAGGCGTTCGCCTGAGAGGCTTTCCCCGTAAAAGTTATCCCGTTGATGATGATCGTGTCGTTAATCTGAATCCCGTTTGGGCTTCCGACGGAAATAAGGCTAAAAGTCATCGTTTGGAGAGTCGAGCAATTCGCGTAGAACATCATCTGGCTGAAATTGCACATGTCCGCGCAAAGAGGCGGGCGGTCGTTGTTCTGTAATGCCCCCTGCTGGCTCGGATTTGTGTAAAGGGCCGCGCCGAGTAGTTCATCCGTGGTCACGTCCGTATAAGTAACTGACAGGGCGGAAAGATTACCGGAGGTTAACTGTTGTTGTGTGGATAGCTGAGGCTCCGCGCCGGGGGGGACGTTTGACGATGGGGTCGCGCTGTAAGTCGTCTGTGGGGTCCGGTAAATCTGGTAAAACCAGGAAGTCGTAAGACCCTGCGGGACGGTGAAAGTCAGCGTCACGTTGTCAGCCGTCCCAGTCGAGTTGACAACCAGGATTCGCTCAGAAGGATCGCCAAGAATAAGGTTTCCGTTAACGTCGAAATAGCCGAAAACGATCTGATAGGCGCACTGCTTCGCCGCGCCCAAGAACCCGGCGCCCGCACCCGCCAAGGCTCCCGTCCCATCCAGGCCCGGAGGCGCTCCCGCTAGGATCGGGTCCGTGTTGTAAGTGGGCATCTTCTGGACCCCGTTACGGGTAGTGAAAAACAAGTTCTTGTTGGCTTCGACGAAGCGGTTTTTCGCTCCGGCGAAGTTGACAGGGGGGAGAAAAGTCCCCGTCCGCTGTTCCCAAGTCAAGGAAACATCTCCTGACGAGTCATCCCACAACGTCCCGTCGCTCCCGCTGGCCAGAAGGTGGTTTTGATACCCGAACCACTGACTGACGTATGTCCCGGCTGAGAATCCGAAGGATGTCCCCTTCCGCGCCAAGCCTCGCCTACCCTCCGCGCTCCCATCCTTGTTTGCCGTCAGGTTGTCGGCTTGCAACACCGCCCCGACCGGCACTTTCGCCAGCGGATTTGGGAAGGTATGAAGCCCGGCGAAGTCGAGAGCCGAAGCGTACATGATTTACCAAATAACGGTCAGATTGTTACCAGAGACGGAACAGGTAAATTTCATCCCCGCCAGAAGGCGCATAACGTTATTGACATCCTGAGTGCTGTAGGTGTTGACGGCAACGGAGCAAGTGAACAGACTCGCGGCTACGGCGACAGCCATAGCGGCGATGACAAGCGCCTGCAAAGCCGTCTCGGTCTTTACTTGGCTGGAAGATGCTTCACTGAGGCTTTGTGAATTCCCGAAAACATAATTCATTGTTTTTCTCCTTCACCACTTCAAGGTCAGCGTGTGGCCGCTGTAAGAAACCTGATACCCGAGGCCGTTCAAGGCGTTCATGGCCTCGTTACGAATGTCCGAAGAATATGACGCCAGGTCTTGGGTGCAAGTGAAAACGCCCAGGAGCATTTGAGTGGCAATCGCCCCGGAGATGGCGACTTGGATCGGGACATTCCCCGTGTTGACGAGTCGCGTCAGCACATTCATGTCGTTCGCCGGGGGATAAAGCCCGTTGCTCGTGGTAGCCATGTCAGACGGCCCAGGAGATGGTAAGAGTCGTCCCGGAATAGCTCACGACGTATCCGAGTCCGGTCAAGACGCCCATCCAATACTGTATGTCCTGGGCGGCCTTTCCGCTCATGCTTACGGTCGTAGACGTGTTGGAGCTTCCGGCGTTGACGGCGGTCGCCATGGCGGCAACGAGGGCGTAAACAAGGGCCAAGTCACTACCGAGGCCGCTGTTTTTCTGTTGGGTCAGGAGAAGCATCTCCTGCGCTGAGGGGAACGGGGTCCAATTCGCGGTAGCCATGATTTCTCCTTTAATCCCAGGTGACAGTCAGCGTCGTGGTGGAGATGGACGCCGTTTTGTAGCCCAGGTCGATGAGCCTTTTTTGAAGAATCTGCACAACGCCAGCCGAATAGGCGGCGATGCTCACGGACGCGGTTCGCGCACCCGTAAGCGCGGCGGTATTAATCACCTTCTGAACCGCGTTCTGCATGATGAAATCCTCGCTGGAATAGTTCGCGGAAACCCAATAGAGGGTTTGGGCGTCGATCAAAAGACCGTCAACAATCATGTTAGGCATTTGATTCTCCTTTATCGGTAGTACGGGAAGTTGTAAGGTCCGCCCACCACGTTCTTGTTAACAAATTTCTTAGGGCTTCCCGAGACGCGCGGGGTAACCATGCTCGTCAGCTTAGCCGCCGCGTCCTCGGCCATCTTGGAAGCCACGCTGAAAAGGTTCGAGCTTTGGAGAGCCGCCGCGATTCGGAGCATGAGCCGTGCCAGGAGGAGGGCGTAGCCCTCATCCGGTAGTTGAGGGATGCAAGTCAGGCCCGCCGGGCAAGCCCATGAGCCGATCTTAACCTTTGAGGTGAAAGGGGTGGAAGGGTCGATGGTCAGGACGTTTGACACCGCCGTCAAGATCAACAGGTCATCCCCCTGGCTGGAATGTTGTCCCAAGACGGATATGGCGTCAATCTTCTGTCCGTTAGAGAAAGGCGTGGTTCCGGCAAAGGTCAGAGTCTGCGCCGAGACGTTTAGGTTCGTGATCTGGGCGCAATTCGTTGCCGAAGTAAGGGAATTAGGGCGGCGCTCATACTTCTGCCGGAGCTTGTAGGACACATTGGAGAAGGTTTGCGGCCACAATACAACTGTGTCGTCCGAAAGGAACGCCCCCTGCCCCTGCCAGGCGGGACGGAAGGCAAAGTAGGAAGGCGTCTTGATTTGGTCCGGGTCCAGGTGGGGACAATCAATTTCGAACCCCGAAGGATCGACAAAGCAGATGTTTCGCAACGATCCAGCCGCCGCCCGTGGAGGCATCCCGTAGATGTAAACGTTTGGTAAAATCTGCTGGTCGTAATTGGCTAACCAGTAGTCTTCCCGGACACTCTTAATCAGCTTCGTTACCGTCAACTGCTGTTCATCCTGTAGAAACCCTATCAGGTCTTGCGGGGTGAACGTGATTTGACTGATTGGGAGCCTCGTCGAGGTTATGGCATTATTGACAATGTCGTCCACCGTCTGGACGGGAGAATCGACGAGGTAGGTGGACACTTATCAGCCTGGGCAACCGCCGCCGCACATCCCCAGGACGTGGGCGATAGGGTCATGCTCTTCTTTCTCTTCTTCAGGCGTCTCAGCGTCTTCCTCTTTCTTGACTTCGCCGTTGGGAGAGACGGAAATGGTAACGGTCACTCCGCCCGCCGGTCCTTCCTTGGCTTCCGGGTCTTTCAACTGCGACCCCGCGTAGTCGTCCACGTCCCCGCTCAAAGACTTCAAGAGCATGTCCCTGTCTTCGTCTTCGTCACCGTGCATATGCCCTCCTAATGGCTCGAATTTTTACCGTTGCCGTAGACCAACAGACGGACAGCCCCTGCGGTCGGTTTCGTGAACGCCAAACGAATCCAGGCGTAATCAATCTCGCCGAAGTCCCAAACCTTGGTTGATCCGGTAGCCACTTGGGCGGCGGTGAGACTCACGCTCGAAATGGCGACACCTTGGTCGCTCGCGGTGTAGTCTCCCCAATTCATGCCATCGTTGGATACTTGCCACTTGTAGGACGTGTTCCCGGACAGGCTGGAGGGCGTAAGCGTGTTGGTTGTCCCGGTCGTGGACGAGAGAAGCGTGATATACGATCCCGCGATTGCCCCGGTAGAAGTCAAGGCAAGCTGGATCGAATTCGTAGACCACGGAATGACGTAATACGTGGTCCCGTTCGTCAGCGGGCTATCGGTGTGAGTGCTGGTATAAACCACCCCGGCGGCAAGAGAAAACCCATGCTTCGCAATCGGGATGATGGGAGACCCAATGGTCACGACGCTCCCAGAGAAGGTCTTTGCTCTCATGGTCGTCGAAGAACAAACGGCGGTGAAAGATAGAAAGTCTACCCCGTTCCCCTGCGGCCCGTACATGCTCATGGGGAAACTCTTGGTGTAGGCCAACCCCCCGTCATTAACCAGGGCGGAGTTGTATTTCCCGATCATGGCCCATGCTGAGGCCGCAACAACAAAGACACCCAGGAAGGTCCACCAATGGCGCTTGTTCATGGCTTCCTCCTTACAACCCTTTGGCGAGAGACGTAATCGTTCCATCCGCACCACTGGCGAAGTTTGCCCCCGTGACGCTCCCGTGTCCCGAGATCGCCAAGGTCATGAGGTTCCCAATCGTTCCGGTGACCAAAGAAGTCAACGTCACGACGGCGCCGGAAGACGTGGCAGACACAACGCCCCATATCTTGGCCGGAGGAACCGCGATCGTTCCGCTTCCGTTGATGACCTTGACCAAGTTTGCCGCCGTAATAGTGTCAGTAGCTCCGATGGTGAATTCAGCGGCGAGAGTCGGAGTCGCACGGCCAGTCATCGTCACGCCATTGATAGTCACAGTGTCCGTAGCCACGAACGAGGAAAAGGTTATTTTGTTAATGGCCGCAGTTCCATTGACATGGACGAAACCTTTGAACGTCCTCGTTCCGATGCCGATAGACTGGAACCAGCTTCCGATATTTCGGAAAGCGTTTGCGATTGAAACATTGGCAAGATTTGCGAGGGGGATGGTAATGCTCGATCCGGCGGTGATTCCGGTAACATTAACGGGGTAGGACATTGGTTTCTCCTGTTATTTGTTTTAGCCGCCACGGTTAAGGGCGGTCTGCCCCCGGCGGTTCCACTGCACCGCCGGGGGTCATTCCTTCTACTCTTAGTTCGTGCTGGCGGTGATGGCCGAGAGATACACCCCATGCGAGGGCTTCGAGAAGAAAAGCGCCTGAGAGGTGAACACTCGAACCTCGACCCCAGTGTTCGTGGGAGACGGCAGATAGAGAGCCGGTCCAGCGAAGCCGGGAAGGTCGAACGTGATGTCAGTCGAGCCGATCCGCTTACAATCTTCCAGGGGCATGATGAACCCTTCGCCCTGTTTGACGAACGGGTGAGCGATGATCCGCATTTTTCCGTTCGGGCCGTAGTATTCGATGTACCGCGCGCCGTTGGCGAGGGTGTCTTTCTTCCAGCTTCCGTCAAGACGACGGGCCGAAGAAGCCTCGACAATGAGGTTCGCGTAGCTCGTGGGGTTAATGAGAACGTCCAGCGTCTCATCTTCCGCACCACGGGCAACCGCGATAGCGCCAGCGTCCAACACCTTACCGATGGTCAGAGGGGCGGACCCGCAAGGGAAGGTATTGGGTTGCCAGACGCTATACGCGGCGGTGTTCAAGCCGAACAACGTCCCGGTGGCGGTAAGGATGCCTTTCACGCCGACCATCTGGTTTCCATAGGACGTATTCATGAACACATCCACGGCGGTCCCAGGAGTCGTGGAACCGGAGGCCCACGCCTGGTTGACAGCCGCGAGCAACGCGGTAATGTCAGCCGCAACGCCGGTAACGGTGATCGCCCCACCGAAGTTAGGATTGGACTGTGCGATCGTCACCCCGATGATGGTAAAGTTGCCAGTCGAGGAGATGACCTGAGCGCCCGACGAGTAGAAGTTCACAGTCGCGTTTTCCATCCCCGACCAAATGGCGGGAGCCCACGTAGCGAACGAGAAATACAACGTCGCGGTCGTGGAGTTGATGGAGGTTGTCGAGGTGACCTGCCCGAGGCCGACAGAACCGTAAAGCAGGTTAAGCTCGGTTTCCTTCCGCATGGACTTCTGTAAGGCCATCATCACGTACTTGGAGGCGGTCATGAAGGAATTCTTGTCGCTCATGGCCCGGCTAATAAGGTCGTTGGCGATTCCGTCTCTCAGGTTGATGTTGGAACCAGTGAGAAACGCATACTGCACGTTCGAGGGGATGATGGGCTGGTAAGTGGCGTATCCGGCGCCGTAGGTGAATCCGGTCGGCAGGGAGAGGAGGACGGGGGCATTGAACTGCGCCCCTTCCCTCTGAGCGTCGGGAACAAAATCAATTTCTTCCTGAAGAATAGCGGAGGCGGGGATGACTTTGGTGATTGCTTCGTCGTTGTAGGCCTGTTTAAGAAGACCTGCGGCGGCGGCGGTGGTTTCAGCGGTAGCGGCCATTGGGGTATCTCCTTGGGATGAATTAGTTTCATTCACCGCCTCGGAGGTAGCGCAATGCGCCTCTTATGGTGGGTCCGTTACGTCCTGTGTCGGGTAGCTTTATGCGCCCTATGTCAAGACGTTACGGATAAAATCTGCTGAAAGTATAAAACGAAAGAAAGGAATTGTCAACACTTTTAAAGCCCAGCAAGCTCATCGAAGTGTTTGTCGAATTCACGCTCGGTAAGGTGCTTCTTCTTGGCAACAGATCCATCACCGGCTATCTTCTGGTTCTTCGGGTCCGTCTTTGATTTCAGTTCATTCAGGCGCATCTGTTGGAGCTTTTCCAAGGTCTTGGGGCCAAGCCGGGCGAGCAACTGCTCTGGCGTCATTTTGTCAAGGACGTTCTGATTGGACTTCCAGTATTGCTCGGAGTAGACCGCCATTGCTTGTTCCGGAGTGAGGTGACGCCCGAACCGTTTGAAAGCCGCCCGCATGTTCAAGATCATCGCGTCCATCGTGGCCTGATTCTGTGGGATGTCCGGGTATTTCTTCATGGCCTCAATGAGGGAGGTGGACATAGCGGCCCGTTCCGCGCTGAACTTTTCATCAGCCTTCCGCTTTTCCTCGGATTCGAGCGCCGACGCCTTCTCTTTCTCCGTCATTTCCTTGTATCGCTTCAATTCACGCGTCTCTTTCTGCTCCGGGGTCAACTTCTCCTCGTCCATCATCTCTCCCACAATTTCCAGGGCGAATTTCTTCACGTCCATGTTGATGTCAGGGTCGCGCATTACTTCGAGGATACCCTCTTTCGTCTTCAGCTTACCCATCAAGGCCTCTGCTCCCTTCTTGGCCTGGATGCCGTCCTTGATGACTTGGTCGGCGTAGAGGGCCTTTTGAAGCATGGCCGTAAGCTGTCCCCGGTCCTTAAACGCCAGCTTCTGTTTATTCCCCTTTACGTCAAGCTCGAATTCCAGCGGATTGTCCGCCACCTTCGGCGCTCCCTCTGCCAATGCTCCTGCCCCTTGCGACCCTGCCAATACAGGGGGCGGAATCTTCGTAGGTTCAGAGACTACGGGAGCAACGGGGGCGGCGGCTTCAGGCATTGATATCTCCTTTGATTCAGTGTCCGGCCATTGCTGGCGCGGTCGCAGGGCTTGCTACGGGGACGGTAGGCTTCATACCGCCTGAAATCGGCATGTGTTGCGCGGGGGCAGGATGTCCTGCGGGCGCACCCTGCGGGGCCGCTGTAGGCCCTCCCGGCGCGCGTCCAGCGGGAATTCCTGGCTTACCAGGCATTGGGCGCTTGCCCGGAGGCGGCGCTGGATGTCCAGCAGGAGCGGGCGGCGCTCCCGGCGGAGGCTGGCCTTGGTGCAATAGTGCCATGAGGACGGGGCGTGTTTGTTGCTTCTGGATAAAGTTGTTCTCATGCTCGGCTATGTGCGTGAGGGTGTTTTGCAAGACCTGAGCGGCCTTCGGGTCGTTGGACATCCTCATCTCAGGGTCAGCTATGATGTTCTTATGCTCTTGGATGTGGAGGCCGTCGTCATCAGTCAACACCGCCTTACAAGCCCCGCCTTCAGCAAGCTTCTCATTCTCGGCCTTGATGAACATCATCTCACGGTGCGGACCCTCTACCAAAGGCTCGAGCGTACCGGTTTCCAGCACTTCCAGGTATTCCCGAGGGTTAAGGCCGGAAGGCGAAGCGAGTAAGTCTTGAGCGACCTGAGTCTTACCGGCGTCAGTCTGCAAGAACGCCGAACCAATCTGGACGGTTACGCGGTCGATCATATTCACGTCCTTCCCGTAGAACTCTTTGAGGTAGGCCCGATTCCCCTTACCCGCAACCATCCCCGTCCGCTTGTCCTCCGGGTGATCCTGCAAGTCCTGAAGGACTCCGGTTGCCACTTGCCCACAAAACTTTGCGTGTGACTTCTGGAAATTGCTGTTGAAGTGGATCACCTGAGATGCGTAGAGAGCCGCCATTGTCCCGGACGTTATCTTCTCGTCAGCCTGTCCCCGGTTCGTCGAGTTTATCCCGGCCAGGACTTCCATTCGTTGGACAATGAACTGTCGGAATGGAATAGCCTCTTTCGGGAACTGGACGAGGTTCAGGGCTTCCGGCTTTCCTACTTGGGAGTTGTATTTCAAAAGGTTCATGGACCCGATCAGGTCAGCCACTCCCAAGTTGCAATTTTCTGGAACAAGAATGTTACTTACCAGGAAGTTGGAAAGGTTCGTCGCGCACCCACCGTCAATGATGTCCAAGACCTGTTGAAGCGGGAGCAAGTCGAAGGCCGTGCTATAACCGAAGTTGATGGACTCAACCGGAGTCGGCATGTTGGTGTAGACAGGGAAATCCCTGTATTCGAGGTGTCCATCTTCCAGCCAACAATCCGAATCCAAATAGAAAATCTGCCGCCCAAACGGCATGGCAGAAGTCTTCTTATGGAACGCCAAATACATCGGAATCAAGTCGGACTTCTCACCCCTTGCCGCCGTGATCCGGGAGTTGTCCCAATCGCTGGAAATGGACTTCTGGACAATCTGCATAGCCTTCTCGGGGTATTGCGCTGCCAGGTCGTATTTGTTGACGAAGATACGCGCCGTGAACCACTGATTATCCTTGAAATGCTGGATGTGGATGTCCCGGATTAAATTGGTTGGGTTCAAGGTTATAAACTGAACATCCCCGTTTCGGTAAATCTGTTGGCCTTTCACGTCCACGGCCTTGATGTCGCCCAAGTTCTCGTTGAACAACTTCAGGACGGACCCTTCCCCGAAAATGTAGGCGTTCTCCGCCGTGTGGTCGCAGTCGTATTCCATCCCGTGGTTCTTAGCGTAGTCGTTTAGGATTCCTTTGGCTAGGGTGATCTGGGCCGCAGTCGTGTAATCGTTGTTAATTGGCTGAGGCTCGAAAGCAAGTTTATCATGGGTCGTAAGTCCAGTGACGTGACAAACAATGTTTCGGAATTCATTGATGGGCAGGTTGAGCAACTCTCCCTCTGTTCCTCCCCGAGATATTGACCCGAGGGTAATAAATCCACGGTTATATTGTTCAAAACAGAGCCTCCAAAGGGCCATCTTGCCCGTGGCCGTGATATATTGGTAATACTCGGACCCCTTCTGAATAAGTGACTGAACGCACTCCTGCGTGGGCTTCTTCCACCAATACTCGGACAGGGCCTTTTGAAGCTCGGAGGGCTGTTGCTCCTCTTCCGGCTCCTCGGTCGCAATATCGGAACTCGTCTCGCCTGTTTCCCCGGCGCCTTCTTGGATCGGCTCGGAATCGGGAATGTCGTCCATCTTCATTGTTGGTCCGGAGCGTTAAGCGGTTTCCGCTCGTCCTTTGCCGGGACCATACCGGCCTTTTTGTCCGCCTCAATCTGCGCCTGGTATTCCAGGTTTCCCTCGATCCGCGTCTTGTCGTCTCCCTCCGCGTCGGCAATCATTTGCGTATCTTGATGAGCGTAAGACCGCCGGAAGTCGTCCCGGTCGAAAGGGCTAGGCCAAAGTCCGCGCCCCACACAGTCCCCGTGCTGACCGACATGTAACCAACCGTCAGAGACGAAGTGAGTATATTACCGGCGACGACAGTCCCCGTGGTCCGCGCCAATGCAAACCCACTCGTCGCAACCTGCGCCATTCCCTTGGGATAAGTCGTCCCCATTGAGACGCCGATGATCTTCGCATTCCCAACCGTTCCAGGCGTAACCGACGCGCTCGTCAAGCCTTTGACCGGAGCCGCCGCTTGCAACGGCGTCCCCATGTAGGCCGTGGTGTTACCGGTCAGATACATGTACTCGAACTGCGTCCCCAAGCCAGAGTTTACGGTGGTCGTGGAGAGGATGTATCCGTTCGTGTTGATGGTACTGAGCGTCTGCGGCCCATTGACCGAGCCGTCAACGAAAACCATGTTCCCCGTCACGTCCTCGTAAATCTGAGACTGGCGGGAGATGAACACGGTAGTATTGGGCTTCTTGTTGCCAGCATAAGCCGACATGAATGAGAGCATGAACCACACAACCAAGACGAGCGATTGCCACATAGCACATCTCCTTTGCTTCATAATCCGCCGATCAAGTTGACTCCGTTCTCTCTCGGTCGTGAAATCCGCCTTCCGAATACCCGCTCTAAGACCTTGCCTTCCTCAGTGTGAGCGCCCTTATCCCAATTCTGCGGGTAGATAACCGTGGCGCTATCATATATTTTTCCCGCGCTCATGTTGTAGTTTAGAGGGAACGGGTTCGTTGACATGTTGAGGTTGCGGATGAAGTATATCAGGGCATCCAGTGCGTCCATGTGACCCAGGGCTTTCGAGCGCCCGTAATCTAATCGTTTTGCGTCCTTCCAAAATGCGCCGTTGAGCGTTGCAATTAAAAGTTTGCAAGAGGGGTCGATTAGTAGCCGCCCCTGCTTGAACATGATCCGGACGAGAAAACCATTGGGCTTTATCCTCTTTGTCTGTGGCCGTGATAAATATTTTATGTAAGTGGGCGAGATCGTTAAGAAGCATGAGGTTGGAATTGTCGGACCAATAGGTCGCGCGGTCTTTCCAGCCGAGGGCCTCAACGGCTTCGTTGTGCTTGGCCGCGAAGATGTCGGTTCTGACTTCCGCACCTTCAATAAAGAACTCTTTCTCGACAACCGCCCTGGCATTGGGAAAGTCATAGTGACCGAATATCTCAATTGTTTTGTCGGCCACACCCAAGTCCGCACCTGACCCTTTGTAGAGCAGGTCGTAATAGACGGGCTTGGCAATGTCGCGGACGTGTTCTTTTTCGTTGAACTCCGGGACAATGACCGCGCTTTCGTCCCGGACAAACTCGGCCATAAACTCCCTGCGGAACCGCGTCGAGTCTTTGCCATCTATGCCGACCTCTCGCATAGCTTCTGCGATCTCGTCTTCTGTATATCCGGCGTCGTAAACTGTGGCGTGGAAATAGCTGTCGTTCTGTTGGGCTGTCGCGATGTAGCGCATGACTGGGTTGTCTGGCGTCGGGATGACGGGAGGCGTTCCAGATAAAACCATCTCGCCATGCGAGTCCCAAACGGCAGGGAAAAGAACGTCGTCCACAGCGCCTTCAAGGTCGTCCACCTCTGAAAACTCATCGACGGTAGCCAAGGCCAGCTTTTGGCCGCGCATGTAACGATATTGGCGCATGTTGCAACCGTTGAAGACAATCCGGGAGCCGTTCCTGAAAAATAGGTCGTGGTCTTTCTCCCGGTATTTAGGGAGCAAATCATCGGGACAATCCCGGAATACAGTGGAGATGATAGGAGAAATATAATCAGCCAGGCCGGTTTCAACAGGTGCGACGTAGGCGGTTTGGATGCCAGATGTTCGTATACACGCCTCTGCGTGGAGGATAAGGAGGAGGGTTGACTTTCCGCAACGCCTCCCCGCGACCATAACGAACTTCCGCGACGTCCGTTTGCGGTAAAATTTGTCATAGGCCCGGAACTGTGGGGCCTTGAGTTTGTGGCTCAGGTCGCCCGTTAACCAAGCCAACCGGATACCGTCCTGCATCTCCTCCACTGTTGGCGACATTCCGCGCGGCCTCCTGTAAAAGCTTCAAAGCGTTCATCGCCGCCTCGGCGTTCTTTACAGACTCTCCGGGAGTCAAAGGCGTCTTGTCCCGTCCTATCAAAGCTTTCCAGGCTGAGATAGCGATTGACGCGCGCTCAAACGGTTTAAGGTCCGGCCATTCGCTGATTGTAAGCCCATACCAGTATTCAAGGCTCGCCCATTTCTTGTCCACCGCGCCCTTCGGCCTTCCGGCACCTGGAAACGGCTTGTGACCTTTTACGCACGCAGGGTTGCTCATATTTGTGACGTATTTAAAATTAAACCTGACATTTTATCTGAAAAGCATTTAACATGGATAAGAACCTCTTCCCCGGTCATCTTGCTCTCCCCAACATTAACAATCCGAATCACAGGGAATCCAACAATGCACTCATTTGTGAGTATCGGTAGCCTGCACGTTGGGCACCTTAGGCCGGTCTGCATCTAATGTCTCACCCATATAACCCACAGGCCCATAGCCACAGACGTAACCAACCATACACTGGCAAGAATTCGCCCAAGTGTCATCATCTAAAATCCGTTGATCCATGCGGCCAACGCCTCGGCCCGCACGAAATCTTTCTCATGCTCTTGTAAAAATGACTTCATTGGCTCGGGGTGTTCATCACACTCCATCCGGGACAAAAGGAATTTTATTTGAGACAGGAGGATTTGAGGAAGGAGTGTTTCATAGGCACACGCGCAATCCTTGCACAGCCTCGCCTTTTTGAGCAGGACCGGGAGGACATCCATGGACATCGATCGTTTAACCCTTGACTCTATCCGCGCAAGCTCTCGTTGCC